GATAGTTTCGGGTAAAGCTGCTTAATCTTTTCGTTATCTAGGACAATCAAAGGAGATATTACTTTTGCTTTTTGCAAGTCTATAAGCTTGCTGATAGTTTTTTTAGAATTATCCTGAACTTTGATTCCTTCTGCTCTAGTCGGGAGAGCGACTATGCAACCAACTTTAGCGTCGGTGTCTTTTGTCTCTTTGCCTAATGATTGATTAAGGTCGTGGCAAACTTCTATAACTTTAGCCACCCCACCCGCGCCGGTTCCTCCCCCTGCTCCAGCACAAACCAAGACTCTCTCGAAACCGCTGCCGAAAGATTTTTTGAGAAAGTCAAGAATGTCTTCGTATCTAGTCCTAAAGACTTCGTCTGCCGCGTCGGGATTTTTGCCCGCGCCGCCTTCCCCTATTAAAAGTTTATTTTCGTCAGGTACTTTAATCAAAGAAAGGTCTTGTTTAGCAGTGTTGATAGCGGCGACCCTGCGATACCCAAGATTCCAAAAAGACTCGGCTAACCTTGAGCCTCCTTGCCCAACTCCTACGATAGCGAAATTAAAAGCTGCGTCGTCAAAGTTATCTTTTACGGAATCCTCCACGGGCTCATCGTCAGGAAGCGGAATGTCAGGAAGATCTATTCCTAAATCAGTTACTTCGGCTGACGATATCCCGAGAGACTCTTTCCTTTCCTCTGGAACTGCATCGCTTACGGGGGCTGGGGCTTCTGTCACTGGTTCCGGAGCTTCTCCTGCGTTTAGCGATGGGGGTGCGTCAAAGCCCGGAAGCTCTGTGCTCTTTTTTTCGTTTGGATAGTAATCCGATATATTTGTGTCACTCATCTTCGTAATCTTCCTCGTCGTTTCCGTCTATTCTGCTTGCTATATTTTTTAAAAAGCTTTCTCTTGAGATTTCTTCCATTGCCTCTGACCAGTTTTTAATAAAATACTGTAGGGACATTGCGTTTAGGTCGTCGTTTATTTGAGCATGTACCTGCGGCTTGGCAGATCCGTCAAAACTAAACAGTACATAACCGCCGTATGACATTTCACTAAGGTTGTCGAGTAATTTTTCGGGCATTGTGCCGTGCTGTATTTTTTTACTCATCATGGTATATTACACTTATATTCAAATTTCTACTCCAAATCCCTCTAAAATATAGGATCTACTAAGGTTAGGGATATCATCCTTGTCTACTTCCAGAACTTTGAATTCGTTTAATTCTAGCCAGCTTATTTTCTTCATGTCTCTTTTTATTGAATCTAGGTATTTTTGTCTTGAGTTCCCGTGAAAAAACTTATTAAATTGATTATGTTGTTCTCCTTGAACTTCCACCGCTATTTTACGAGTGAAATTTATTAAATCCACTTTTAATCTCGTTCCGAAAACAGGAAATTCTTCGTAGCAAATATGATTCTTCCAGTAGTCTCTGAAAAAGCTTTTTGCTGCAAACTGTATTTTTGATCTGCACTTTTTGTCCCAATCTACTTTATATCTGGTTACGTTTTTGCTTATGAGTCTTCCGTTAATATTAAAAAGCCTCATACCGCCAAAGTCAACGTGCTTTTAAGTTTTTGAAACAAAAATTCGCACAACTTTGGGTTTTCTTCGAGATAAGCTGTAAAAGCATCTTCTCCTTGGGTCTTTTCTGGTATCTCTAAATTGTTAGATTTTAATTCTTCGACTAACTTTTCGTCAACAGTCACCCAAGAGCCTGCTCTTTTTACAAATCCCCATTTAACCAAAGTATTGAAAACTTCATACTCAACCCAAATGCTTTTGCCGTTAGTCCTCCCGTATTTTATTGGGTACTTAACTTCCATTCCTGTTGTCTCGTTGGGGGTCTTACGGAAAACTACCTTGCACCAGTGTCCGCTTGCGACGTCTTCTTTGGTGGCTTTAGGGTCTTTTATTTGCTCCTTACTGTATCTTGGTTGAAACTCTAGGATCCAATCCGAGAAGTGTAACAAGGCGTTTCCTCCCGAAGCATTCGTAAGCTTTGGGTCGGTTTTTTCGTAAGGGTTAATGCTAACTTTACTTCTTACTTGAGAAATTAAGAAGCAGATATGTCCTCTGGTGCTAATTGGTAGAGCCATTCTTTTGAGAAAGTTAGAGCTTAATACCGCGCCTCCTGCGACCTTGTTAGATTCGTTATAAGAACGATCAACATCGCCTCTTGAGACGAGAGCGTCCATTGAGTCAATTATGAAAAAATATTTTTTATCAGTCGGGTTATCGTTTATTAAGTGTTCCATTAGGGTTAAAACACTTTCATAAATGTTAGATTTATAAACAAACCACTTCTCATCAGAAGTGTCTACCCCTGACCTTTCGATCATTTCGGGAGACAATCGCCCTTCCGCTTTGACGTAAACGGCCATAGAGTTGTCGACGTCTTTTTGAAAGTTTCTAGCAAAAGATAAGGCGCAAGAGGTTTTACCCCCCTCTGAAACCCCGCTGGCGCGAATGATTGAAGCGCGAAGCCCTCCTGACATGTTCATATCCAGAATCAAGCTGCCGCTAGATACGATATAATCTGTCTCTGTCTCAAAGTTGTAGTGATCCTGCTTGTGCTCTTTGAGGTATTGCTGGATTTGACCCACTGGGCCTAACTGGTCATTCTTTTTTTTCGCTGCCATCTCTTAAAAATTCTAAAAGGCTTTTTGTTTTGTTTATCTTCTTGGCCTTGCCGATCTTGCGACTTCCAATAGAATATTTCTTTTCTGCTTTCAAGTCAAGTTTAAACTTGTTCCACTCGGTCAGCAGGTATTCTTTTCCTTTTGGCGCCAAAAACCAAAGTAAAGATTCCATTTCGAAAGGTATGTTCATTCTGAACCAAAATCTTTTATTGGGGTATTTGTCCAAAAGCTTCTTGGTTGTTCCTAATTCTCTCATTCGGGAGTTTTTATCTTTCCATATTCCGTTTGGGTCTTTTAAAAATTTTTCAATTATGAGCTGATTTATAGTTGGATTTTTTTTGCTTCTCCGCATACGCGTCTAGTATTTTTGAAAATTTTACTGAGAGACCCTTTTTCGGGGAATGTTTCGTTTTTTTTGTTTTTTTTCAGTTTCCCTCACTGGAGCATTCTATTAGTATTCTTCTCCGTTGTCAAGATCAATGTATAGTTTATATTTTTCTAAATTATTAATTAAATATTTAGGGTGAGTTTCGGGGGAAATGGGAACTTTTTTTATTTTATAATCTGCAAAAAGCCTGTCTAATGCTTCGTTGATGTTTTTATGATCGTATTTAATTTTTTTATTATTAGGAACTATGTCCCTAGAATGAGCCCAGCTCTTTTGTTTTTTTAAAACTTTATTTCCGCCGGTGTCATCGAGCCAAGAAAAGTGCCATCCGGCGTTGGGTACGGAGGGGTGGGTGGAAATCGCGTTGCCTCTTATGGTTGAGGGTAGGATTTTTTTAAGCAGAGAGAACTCTGTCATTTGAGCAACAGGAATGTTCTGACAAAAAAGATTAAATTTATAAACGTACAAGTCTAGGGAAAATCCAATACTAGGCCTAGACTGAAAGGCATTTGGTATAACTCTGTCTAGCCGCCTAAGCGGGTAAACCTTGTTCTTGTCTGAAAATATATAAAAAGCTTTTTCGAAGGCTTGCTCGTTAAGGATTTCGTCTAGAGCGCTGATGTAGATAATGTCGGTATCTTCAGCGCCGACGTCTCGCAAAACTTTAACCGGATAGTTTCCTTGAAAATGGTCTCTGATCCAGTCTTTAGTGTTTTGCCCGGCTCTGGATCTATCATGCGTACTAAAGTCGTCTAACAAGACGGGAAACTTTTCTATGTTTTTATCGAAGCCTTCTATCTTGTTGTATATAATTTTGGATTTATATTTGTCGAATCTATCGTGATCAAAGTTAAAGGGCTTGGGCAGCCCAGTGTGGGTTTCATCTGCCTCTGTGATAATAAATTTGTCGACAAAATCCCAGTGCTGGTTTATCCTTAGTTCAAGTAAGTCATTTTCGTTAAAAAATGGGAAGCAGTCGTAAACCATTGTGTTACTCTTGCGTTCCTAGCAAGTGTTGATATTTGTTTAGATTGTCCACTAGGTATTTTGGGTGAGTCTCTTTGGTGACCTCGATTAGGTGGGGGGGCCACTTTTGAAAAAGCGATTGCACTAGGTCAAAATTGTGGGCTGTGGACGGGTCTTGACGCATTCCTGTTATGTCGTCTTTGTAGTGAGGCCAACAGTTAAACTTCTCTTTCACTCCCTCGCCGTTAAGCGTAGGGTCGAAAAAGTAAAAATGACAACCAGCTGGGTTTTCATTCGTTCCGATTGGAACATGCGTATCAAGAGCCATGTGTCTTACCATCACAGAGCTTATCTTTTTATAAGTGGAATACTTGGTTAAAACCCCCATTGCCGTTGTTCTGTCAATTTTAAAATTCACCTTACATAAATACCATTGAAGCTTAAATCCTAAAATAGCAGAAGTCCTCAAGTCTGCAAGCGTTGACCAGTTTTGTATTTTTAATTGGGGGAGATGGTCCTCTGGGGACTGGGGTTTATTGTCGTCTCCGGAAGAATCAACGATATCTATCCCTTCTTTAAAAGAGTCGACACGAAGGATCTCGTCTAGCGAACTCGCGAAAACAATATCGTCATCGCAGGCTCCAAGATCGTTTAAAATTTTCAAATAATAGTTTCCTTGGATGCTGTTTCTTTTCCAAACTTGTTCAGCTTCTTTATCTTTGTGGTACATGACTGAGTGAAAACTGTCGTCGCTCAAGCTTGGGTAAATTTCACACATCCTATCTAGCGAGCATAAGGGGACGTATATAAGCTTTTCTGAATACTTAGCGAATCTTGCAATATCTAAATTAAGGGGTTTTTCTAGCCCTGAATGAGTTTGAGTTGACTCAACGACTATAAATTTATCGACTACGTCCCAATGCTGGTTTATTCTAATTTCTAATAAGTCGTTTTCGCTTAAAAATTGACAGCAGTCATACACTTTACGCTTTTTTTTCTCTGATTTTTTTACAATTCGCTTAAGCGATCGCTTAAGCGAGTCTAGCCAGCTACTTTTCGCCTTGGGGTGTTGTGTTACGTCTCCGCTCGCGACTGTTTTAAATCCTAGATTGTTGCCTTGTGAAAGATTAGACGCGGGTCGCGGCTTTCTTTTTTTAGCTGCTTCGCTTTTCGTGGTTTTATTCTTAGGCTGCGCTTTCTTCTTGGGTTGAGCTTTCTTCTTGGGTTGAGCTTTCTTGCTAACCGCCTTCTTTTTGCTTTCTTTTTTCTTAGCTGTCATGTCTTTAATTTATGAATTTAGATAAAGAATCTATACACTCATTAAAAGTTGCTCCTTTTTTGTATATGCTCATTATGTTCTCAATAGGAATAGAGTCTTCTTTTACCCACCAATCTTCCCAAGGTTCTCCGTTTTCGAAAGAAACATCTTCGAATAACATTTGATATCCTCTCAAGAAAAGAAGTGTTCTAGTTGTTTCACGAATGGATCCTCCGTTTTTAAAAGCCTCGTGCTCTAAAGTCATAGCTTTAAACTCAATGTTAGCGTCCAATATCCTCATTAGGGTTTCAGCGCCAAAATTTTGGTGAGGCCCGTCAACATCAAGGGATATATAGTCTACTTCTTTTTTGCTGTGCTGCTTGAGGAGCTCTGTAAGCTGCGGTGAGGTTGCGTCAACTTGATGAAAGGGGTTTTTCCTGTGAGAACTCCAGTTACAGTCTCTTTCTACGTCACCTATATCGAAACCCAAGCCTTCCCAGTTATAATAGCGCTCTAAAATATAAGTGTTGCTAGCGTCTTTTGGGTGACCACAGGCTACGTCCAGAAAGTATCCGGGCTCGCTATCTTTTGCTAGCAAGAGATATATGAATTCGTCTTGTCTTTCGCAAGAAAATTTTCTACCAGCAGCTTCGGTTATTTCCGAAAAGCTTTTTAACATTCAAGCGTTTTTCTCCCTTAGAACATCTGCTACGGTCATTCTTTTTACCAAATCCTCAAAAGAGATTTCAGGTTTCCATCCGAGCTCTTTGCGGATAGGGGTAGAGTCTCCGTAAAGAAGGTCTACTTCCGCTGGTCTGTAAAAGTCCTCGTTGATTTCGGCCAAGGGGGTATTTTCTTGAAACAGCCTAAACTTTTCCTCTAGGCCTTCTCCGCTCCAAAGCCCCGGAATCCCGGCGACGCCGAAGGCTAGGCTCACAAATTCTTTAACAGAGTGGGTTTCGTTACTGGATAAGACGTATTCTTTTGGCTGGTCTTGGTTTAGCATCAGCCATACAGCTTTTACAAAGTCTTCTGAATCGGACCAGTCTCGTCTTGCTTTTACGTTCCCTAATTGGAGGGGTTTAAATTTTTCGCCCTTGTCGATAGCCGCTTTTATTCTAGCTACCCCTTTGGTTATTTTTCTAGTGACAAACTCTTCCCCTCTTCTTAGCCCTTCGTGGTTAAAGAGTATGCTATGTATAGCAAACATATCATAAGATTCTCTGTAGACCTTAACAATATGGCGAGCAGCCGCCTTGGCTGCTCCGTAAGGGCTTCTGGCTTTAATTGGGTGCTTGATATCCTGCGGGCTATAGTCTACATCCCCGAGTTCCTCTGAGCTTCCAGCGCTATAAAACCGACAATCCGGTTTGAATTTTCTTAAAGCTTCCAAACACCTAATCACGCCGAGAGTATTAACGTCAAAAACCTGTAGGGGCATGTCCCAGCTACATCCAACGAAAGAATTCGCTCCGAAGTTAATGAAAAAATCTGGCTGTATTTCTTTTACGAGTTTATCTATTGATACTTCGTCCGTTAAATCTCCACATACTAGATTAAAGTTTTCATGCTCCTTAAAGGAGTTGATATTGCCGAAGTTTGCATTAGAGGTCCTTCTCATCATGCCGAAAACTTCGACTTTGTCTAGGCCTAGTAAGTATTCGGCCATATTTGCGCCGTCTTGGCCTAGGATGCCTGTAATTAGTACTTTAAGCATTACGGGTTATTTTAACGAAAAGCAGAACTCAAATCAAAAAAACTTTTTTTAGGTTGCTCTGTCCATGGATTCTTCAACCGGGTTATACGGTTTGATTTCAGCCCCTTTTACTGTAATCAGCGGGGAATTCTTCCAAGTTTCATTTTCCTTGCCGCAGCCAGAACCTCGTTTAACATCGCCCATATTTTCTTGATCTAAAAAATCGTCGGAATTGAGTACTTTATCGTATCTAACTGGAACCTCGGCGTCTCCGTAAGATTCCGAAACAACGTTTTCGATAAAACCTTTGTCGACACCGCAGATACAAGGCATGTTTTTGCGAGGGTCAAACCATTTCATGTTTAAGGCTCTGCCAACAATTTCAGCGAGGGGCTCTTCGAAAAAATTACCTAAAGAAACATGCTGATAGGGGCAAGGCATAATATCTCCATAGCGAGAAACAGGCAAAATCCTTTTTACGGCAATGCACCCTATATCTCTTCCGTAGGAAGGGGTCATGTGGGTAAAAATGTCATATTCTTCTTCGAACTGTTGTAAAATTTTACCCTCCGTTTCCGTCATCATTTGATCAGTAACGTTTTCATATGCTCCAACAGGCTTAGCGTAAACGACATAGGTGCCTACCTGTTTACTTTTCGCGAACTCTAAAAAGTTTCTCCATTCTTCAGTGTAAATCCTATCCTTCCAGATTACAGTAGAAAGAATAACGTGAAGATCTGCTTCTTTGCACGCATCGATAGCGCGCATGACTCTTTCCCAAGAGCCCGGAGCTCTTCTAAATGTATCATGATCTTCAGCCGAGGCTCCGTCTAAACTAAGTTGAACTTTGTCTACTCCGATCTTCTTAAGATGCTTCGCTCTCTTAATATCTAAATGCCAACCGTTTGAGTCGGTAACCAAGTAAAATTTAGAGGGATCGATCGCCTCTACAAGTTGGTCGTATTCTTTAATAATTAAAGGTTCTCCTCCTGTGATCACGAAGTTCGCTAAGCCCATTTCGTCAGCCTCTTTAGAGAGACGCCTTACATCTTCTAGTTCGAATTTGCGTCTACCGCTTGCTTTTTCCCAATTTCTAGGAACATAAAATTTATCAATACAGCAGTGCTCGCAATCAAAATTACAAAGATAATCATACTGGAACTGAATAATAGCCAAACTTTCTCCGGCTGCAATCTTGCGCGGAAAGTCCATCATTTTTTCATAAACATGAGGCTTATAATTTTTGAGCCAGTTCTGCCTGAGCCCTTCGTCTGTGACCTCTGTAGCCTGCATGACTTTGCCTTCTTTGATTTTAGCAAGCTGCTCTGA